AATTCTATCTTTTAAATCAAATTCGCTATTACATATCTTACAAACCCAACCTTGAAGATTATCGTCTGAATTTAAAACTGGTATTTTGTTCATTATGTCAAAAGCAATAAGCTCACAATCACAAGCCGGACAATGAGACGCTCCGTATATTAATTGTTCTACTTCTTCAATTTTAGCAACTCGTATTGGAATCAATATGCTAGTTTTCCTCTCCACTTGGAAGAACTCCTGTCTTAAACGCATTTAACTTTTCTTTACTGAAACCAGTAAACTCTTGTATCAATGCAACAGACTCGGATTTTTTATCTGTATTTAACAAACCAGATATTTTCATAAGCGTTTCTATTGCCCTCAACTTATCAGAATCTTTAGCATCTATCTTCTCTATCACTTGTTTTGTTTGTTCTAACAAATATGTTTTTGTTATTCCACTATCACTTAGTAATACTTCTATTTCTTTATCAATCAACTTCTTTACCTTTTCACTTTTTAATAATACTTGTATTCTTTGTTTTGCATAAAGCTCACTTGTACATTTTGGATATGCTTTCTTGTATGCTTCTAATGGTTCGATACCAGAAGCGATATATTTTGCAAATATTCTTTTTTGAGTTGACAAAGAACCATCGAGCGTTTTTTGATACCATGATACTTTACCAAATCTCCATATATCTTTTACTGGCTCTCCACCAAAAAATTTTGTTTTATTGCAATTAACCATTCCCAATAAGGTTCTAATATACTGGCTTCCGTCTCTATTAAGCTTATCAATATAACCACGCTTAATAACCATAGTAACTTTACCATCATCCGATTTAACCCAATCACCTTTTTGTGCAGTTCTCCAATCTTCGTGTAGTTTTTTCTTTGGATTGTGCTTATAAAATTCTTTTTCGTTTTTGTATAGGACATATTGCTCTCCCTTTATGGTTCGCTTATACATAAACCACTAACACCGAATCTTACCAACCCCCGGCACATCATCACCAAACCTCTGTTCGTACAATAAATCACCATCGGTCAATATCTCAAATTCTTCTAGGCACCGCCCCCTTGACACCAACTCCATTATTTTCGCTACGCAATCCTTATCTGGATTTAATATGTCAGACAACCTTATCTCTTCTGATAACCTTTTTATTTCATTTAGGTGAGTAAAGGTATCATCGTTCTTATATGTTTTGCTCATAGATTAATTTAGCCTAAAAGCTTTTAAATGTAAAATGATTTATAATAAAACTCTATTTTAGAGATTAGAGATTTTAAAACTCTACAATTAGAGAAATGACGTAGTAATATAGTATTTACTATATTATATAATATAGTACCCGGTAAGTTATAATATAGTAGTATAGTATTAACTATATTATATATAACTAAGTTATATAAAATAGTATACAGGTAAAATCAATACAACAGAAAAATTCAAAAAATTTAAAAAAAATATTTTAGTATGTGTGTCTTTCTTTTATTTTGTAGTGGTACTCCCCTCTTTCGGTTTTGGGTTGTAAAAGTTGAATTGAAAAAATCGTTTTAGTCTAGGTAGGTTAAAAAAGCTGTATCAAGTAAGTACAATATAATTAAGTAGATAGGTAAGTATTTGGATATGTCAAAAAATAGTATTAAACTTAATCAAGTTTTTTGAAAATTTGTTATTTGATATCACGTGAACTAATCCATTTAATGCGTGTAATAATGGAGGGTATCAGACCGGTTTATGCAGTACATAAATTGGAGTTCTAAACATTAATCAATAATAAAAAAGAGGTATAGTAGTATGAATATGTTTAAACAAATCAAAGAGTCAATTTCAAATAAATCAATTCATGATTTTATGAAATTTGCTGAGCCAAAAGATGTATGTATCATCTGTAAAAAAGAATATCCTCCAAGTTCATTTAATAGAGGATGTTCCAATAAAATATGTCATCAATGTTTTGATGACTTGGCTAAATGTGTTAGTTGTGGTAAACGTTCGGTTAATCTCAACAAGCATGGTATTTGTAAACGATGTTTACATGACACTGCTTATGTCAATAGCTATGGACATAAACCTAAACCAATGTTTCACCGGGTTTATAAAGATGATGTTATCTGTACTGATATACAAGGGAAATACTTGCATTTTGGAGTAGAACTGGAGACAGATGCTCATGGATATATAAAAGGTAATTCCTTAGCTTCATTCGTTCGTTTAATCTCTAAAGGGTTAAGCGGTAGGGAATGTTTGTTATATGTCAAAGAGGATTCGACTTGCTATTATGAATTTGTGAGTCATCCTTTTTCATGGAAGTATTTAAACACATTTGGGAAAGATATTTTCCAAACATTGTTTAAAGCTTTGAGACAGGATAATTATTCTGGACATAATGGACAAGATTGCGGCATGCACATTCATGTATCTAAAAAAGCGGTTAAACGTACATCATTAATGAAAATATTATCCTTAATGTATAATCCGGATAATTACCAATTCATTTTAGATGTTTCTCAACGAACAGATTCAAGGTTGAACGAATGGGCAACCCCGCAATTATCTAGACATTTTCTCTATGATATTCCTAATCCATATAGCTATTTAGCAAAGTTATCTTTTGATAATGAGACTAGCGAAATAGACAGTTATATGGGACGTTCGGTTGCTGTTAATCTGCTACCCATGAATACGATAGAGTTCAGATTATTTAGAGGAACACTTAATTACAATTCTTTTATTAAGAATTTAGAATTTGTAAAAAGTGTTATTGATTGGTCTAATGTCGTTTCATGGAATACAGCTAAATATAATAGCTTAACATCATATCTTAAATTCTTAAAAGAAAATCAAAATAATTATACAGAATTATGCTTTTTTCTTAAAAGACGTGGTTATGGTAATTTTAAAAATGCTAGTGATAAAATGACTAGAAAGCATTTGACAAACTTATCAAGCCTTAGATATGATTCGGACACAAGGGAGGTAATTTAAATGTGTATAATCGCAACTAAACCAAAAGGTATCTTTATTTCAAAAGAGACCGCAAAAAACTGCTTTGATAATAACCCGGATGGAGCCGGCTTTATGTTTTCAAATGATGATAGGTTATTTATCCGAAAAGGGTTTTTTGATTTTAACCGCTTTTGGGCATCATATACTCAAGCCATGATTAAATATGATAATCCAACGTCAATTCTTCATTTTAGAATTACAACACATGGATTAACAGATAAATTAAATTGTCATCCTTTTAGGGTCAATGATAATCTTGGCTTTGCTCATAATGGTGTTATTCACTTTGTAGATACACATAAGAAACGCTCAGATACATCAATGTTTAATAAAACGATATTGAGACGTCTACCACCTTATTTTTATAAGAATGATTCAATTTTACAATTAATTGCCGAGTCAATCGGGACTAATTCTAAATTATCATTTTTAGACAATAAGGGTGATTATGTTATCGTTAACGAGTCCGCTGGTAATTGGAAAGAGGATGTATGGTATAGTAACGATACATACGAATCTTGCTCTATTGGATTCGGTGGCTATGGTGGTTATGGTGGATATGGATATACTTATTTTCCTGTCAATAAAAAGAAAAAGAAAAATAAGAAAATTCATTCCGGCGTTGTTCGATTTGAATGTCAAAGTTGTAATAAAAAATTGACAACCATATACGAACAAAATAATGGACTATGTGGAACCTGTGATTATGAATATACATTATAAATGATGTAGAAAATTAGGGAGTCTTTAATTAGGCTCCCTTTTTTTTTGCCCTAAATTAACTATACATAACACATAAAAAGATATTATGTATATATAGCACTCAACTATACATAACATCAAAAAAGGTATTATGTATATATAAAAAACACTTAATAATATAGCAAAATACGCACGTACTCCGAGGAGAAGCGCATTTTCTGGTAAAAACTAACTGTATTAGCGGCATTCAATTTCTGCAGCAGCACGCAAAGCAGCAAAAACTAGCAGCTAAACCAATCGGGTTATAAATATAACTATCAATATGCACGTAGGTAAACGTAAGTAGATACTATGCACGTAAGTAAGTAGGTAAGTACAGAGTATGCACGCAAGTAATATGCACGTAAGTAGGTACTTTATTGTAAAATAGTATGCACGTAGGTAGGTAACTAAAAAAAGATAAATTATTTTGGAACTTTTTAAAATCTCGTGCGTTATATATACTATATTACTACTATACTATATAGTAATTTAATTACTACTATATTACTACGTAATTACTATCCCCACTAAAGCACCCACCTAAAAAAAACATTTGCATCTTTCAAATATTATTTTTAAGCTTGTGTAGGTACTATTGTAAAACGCAATAGATTAGGTAAAACAAAAACAAATGGAGTAAGGTATGGTAAGAATATCAAATAAAAACGGCTCGGATTTTACAACAGACAAAGACGAGTTTACAGGTTCAAATACATTTTCAGAGTGGAACGAAGGTAAGTATGTTGTTTACTCTTATGGTAGACATTTTCCTATGTATGTTTACAAAGGTAAAACATGGTATGAAAACTCGGATAAGTATAGCGTATCTACAAGTAAACAACAAACACAGTTAAGACCAAAGATAAATGGTTTTGAGTTTGGTTTTATAAAAAAGACAACTGAAGAACTAAAGAAAATAATAAAGGGGTAAGTAATGAAAAACAAAGTAACTAAAAAAGAATGTATGGACGCAATAGAGTATCTATGGGGTATGGGATATACTTTAGAAATGACTAGCGACAAAAGACATTATACAGAAATACTTTTAAAAAAGGTAGCCAATATCTATAATATTAAATTATCAGATAAGGAGGATTAGATGAAATGGACTTGTATAACGTGCGAACAATCAACAGAAGAAGAATTGTTTGACTTGTCAGAGCGTCAATGTTTTGATTGCATTGAAGAAGATTGGGAATTATATTTAGATGAGAGAGATGACGAGGAAAGAGAACACTATGAAGAACATACGCACGTAGATGCTGATAATTTCTAGCATTGGATAAAGAAGAATATCAGTATCGCTTGGATAATTCTTACAGGGTTGCTCAATCAATCATGGGAGTAAGTCGTGTTTTGAAAGAGCAACTCTTGAGAATTGGTGCGAAAGCATGGAGCGAAATGAATAACAATGAAAAAGTTTTGTTGTTAAATGCTCTTAGACGTGTTTATAATAAAGAATTTAAAAAATAAAATACGGAGGTAGGTATGAAGGTATTAATAGCTTGTGAAATGAGTGGTATTATCAGAGAGGCTTTTAAAAAAAAGGGTCACGAGGCTTGGAGTTGTGATTTGATGGAAACAGAAATACCAAGCAAGTATCATATTCAAGATGATGTAATGAATCACTTAGACAAAGGATGGGATTTAATGATAGGTCATCCTGTATGCACGTATATATGTAGGAACAGGGCAAGGCTAAACAAGATAGAAAAGAGAGAGATAGATACAAGTTTGTTTATGGGTTTGTTAAATGCCGATATACCAAAAATATGTATTGAAAATCCTGTTCCAAGTAAACAGGCTGGTTTACCTAAGTACGACCAAATAATACAGCCTTATCATCATGGGCACGACCATTCTAAAAAAACGTGTTTATGGTTAAAAGGTTTACCTAGATTAGAGCCAACTAAAATAGTTGAGATAACATATATTACAACAAAAAATGGACATAGGTATACAAAAGGTTGGTACAAAACCCCTCGAAATTCTATTGCAAGAAGTAGAACGTTTCAAGGAATAGCAGATGCTATGGCAAACCAATGGGGATAATTAGTTTTAAACAAAGGAGTGAGTTATGTATGTAATAGTTTATGGTACGTTGAAACAAGGTGGTAAGTTTCATAAATATATGGAAGGAGCAACGTACGTAGAAGATGTAAAAGTAACAGGATATAGAATGTATGATACAGGGTACGGATACCCTTGTGTAGCGAAAAGCGAAGGTTACTTTTTTCATGGAGAGTTATATAAAGCAAGTGAAACAATAATGAAAACATTAGATATTGTTGAGGGCGTTAGAAGTGGTCTGTTTAAAAGAAGAAAGGTATCATGGGCAGATGTTATTAGCGATTCACTTGGAGAGGATGCGACCATTTACGTTGTAGGTAAGACAAGTATGTTGAGTGGTTTTCACAGTAAGCCGATTTTAGATGGTTTATGGAGGCTGGAAAATGGAGATGACAATGTGGTAAGCGTCAAGAAGATGTTGAAAGATATTAAGTCAAAAGTAACCGAAATATATGCTTTTACAGAAGGTGTTGAAGTAGACCTAGGTGAAGAGTTATTATTACAACAGTTAAAAAGAGTAAGCGTTAGTGTTGAACAGGTAGCTACATACATAAGCGACAATATATCAAAAATGGAAAACGAAAATGGCTAAAGAAAAAAAAATAACTGCTGAGGAAAAGTTCACGTTGGTACTAGAACAAAACGAACAGTTGTTAAAAGAAATAGAAAACTTAGAAATAGAATTATATGAGTACAAACAAATATTTGATTCTATTATTAAGAAGTTTGGAAATGATGTTATGAAAATGTTTACGGAGAGAGAAAGGGATGAGATTACAAAAAAAGAACTCCCCAACTGAGAGCAAGATATTGCTTTTGCTTGGTATGGAGGGATTAGATAAGAAAAAAGTATTTTTTAATAAAACAGATACAGCTAATATGTTTATATATGATTTATGGAGTCCATTAAAAAAGAGAACAATAGATTATATAAAACAACATTGTAAACTACAAATAAAAGAAGTTGCTTGGATGTCAAAAAAAGGTTGGATGTGTTATTATATATTTAGTTCATAAAATTCTTGGTTGATGAACGTAAGTATAATAAATTTTAATGCTTTGGGTGGTAGTAAATACTCACAATCTCTTTCCTTAATTTATGTAAATCCACCCATTAAATTATGAAAAACTTAAAAAAATGCTACAAGTGTAAAGAACAATTACACATACGTTTTTTTAATAAGAACGCTCGTAGAAGTGATGGTTTTCAATCACAATGTAAAGAGTGTCAAAAAGAAATATCAAGGTTTTATTATAAAAACAACAGAAAGACCTTAATAAATAAAATAACAGCAAATAAAAGAAAGAGAGCTTTAAATAATTATATAAAAATTGTTACAGAATATTTTTCAAAACCCTGTACAGATTGTAGAAAAAACTTTCATCCGGCATCTATGGTTTTTGACCATACAGGTATAGATAAAAAACATAAATTTATAAAAGCAGAAGGTGTTTTAAAGTTGGTTAGAGAAGGTTATAGTTGGAAAGTTATTAGTAAAGAGATACAGAAATGCGAACTAAGATGTCAGAACTGTCATCATTATAAAACATCAAAGGAACGCAACTATTGGGAGGAAATAAAAGACCTAATAGAGGATTTTTTTTCATTGACAAAAAAAATAAATTTAGTATATTCTACAAGCTTATTAGACGATTATTCTTATAATAAGAAAAAGAAAGAGTTAAATAGTAAGTATAAAAAACTTATGAGGGTTAGGGTAGAAAAAATTTCATTACAAAATAAATAAACACGAGGGCAGCCTAGTACCTACCTTACCCCACAACTACTATACCTCACTAGGTTGTCCTCAAAACATTAGGAAAGAGATGTTTGATACTTATAAAAATATAGAGAAAAAGTTGTTATGTGTTGTGGAAGGTTTACAAGATAAACTTACAGGGGATAAGGATATGGATATATTAATTAAAAAAGAAATTAAAGGTGTTGAAACAACTTTAAAAATTATTAGAAGGGAGATGTCTAAAGAATTACTTGAACTTGACAAATGGGCAACAACTTATATGTTAAGGAGGGATGTGAAGTGATTAACATTATAGATATATATGACAAGTACATAGCTAAGGTAAACTCTAGTCATCAAAAGAAAAGATACTCTGAACACAAAGAATGGTATCACGCATCTTCTTCGGGTATGTGTATGAGAAAGCACTACTTTCAACACGTTGCAAAAGTTAAGCCAAGCGAAATAGATAAAAACACATTAAGGCTATTTAGGCTTGGAGATGTTGTGCATCAAGATATACAGAGTGCCTTAGGTGAATATGCTCAAGAAAACGGCACTCAAATATTTATTGAAAAAGAAATAAAAATACCAGAGGTAAATGTAAGGGGGTTTTTAGATATTATTGTTGTAGATGATGATGCTTTGTATGACATAAAAACCTGTAACTCATTTAAATGGAGTAAGTTGTTTGGTCGATTTCCAGACAACAACCCATCTATTAATTACTATTTACAATTAGGTACGTATGCTTGGTGGTATGAAAATACATACAATAAAAAAATGAAAAAGTTAGCTTTGATATATTACAACAAAGATACATCAAGAATGAGAGAGAAGAGTGTAAGTGTAGAATATATTAATGAAGCTAAGAACTATTGGTATAGTTTAAAAGAAAGATTTAAAGTAGGGAATCCATCAATAGAGTTAGGTGTTGCACCAGCCTACTCATGGGAATGTAATCCTAAGTATTGTGGATTTTATAAGGTATGTGGTGGTGGTTTAAAAAAAGAAAAAGAGAGTGAGTTATGAGTCAAAACAAAAAACCCGATTGGGATAAAATAACAGAAGGAAAGATAAGGCATGGATTTGCAGTTGCCGCTTTTGAAGGTCGTATGAAGTTAACAAAAGAGTTGACAGTTGAAATAAATAAATGGGTTAGGTATGTGGTAGATGGCAAAATTGACGAGGTAGAGTCAAAGCCTGTAACCCAAAACAGAACTATACATAAAACTGATAGTGGTCATATTTCTAATGCGTTAAAAAACATTATGCCTAAAAATATAGTTGAACAAACAAATGAAGAAGTTGAGATTAGAAGTATAATAGAAAAGAATATTCAAAGATTAAGTGAGGACAAGCGTAAGGCTGTACTAGAGTCTTTGGATAGAGGGGATATTAACAAAGGTAACATAGCAGTATGCTTGGAGAGAATAAATGCACTTGCAAATGATAAGAAGTAAACAGATAAATGTAGGGAATCATACCGCTAGAATTGTGGATGTTGCTATAAATAAAAACGTGAGATTTGGTAGGTATATAGCTGATGTCATAAAACCTATTTATGCAGTTGGTGATTCTAAAATAAAAGACAATGGTATTTTTCATTACAAAAGAGAACAGGGGTTTCTATACGAACCTAAGAAAAATTGGGGATACTTTAAGTTTTTAGATATTATGAAGATTAAAACAATTTATCCTGTTGATAGCATATTGATTGGAAAGATTGTGTTGTTAGAAGTATATCAAAAGAACTTTACTAATCAATTTGATAGTTATGTTAAGTATCCTGTTGGTAGAGCAATTAAGGTAATAAAAGCACCATTCTAGGAGGCAATATGAAAAATCCAAAAAGAGTTAGGCAAGGCAGAAGAAACAGGCAGAGAGGTGCGGAGTTACAAAGACAGGCTGTTAAGTTAGCTAAGGAGTTTGGTCTTGAAGCCTACAATAGAGATAGGGGTGGTGCTCAACATGAAAAAGGTGATATAGAGATTGAGGGTAGATACTACGGCTGCAAAAGAAGAACTAGAATTGCAAGTTGGTTAAAGCCGGAAAAAAACGAAGATGGTGTTGTCGTTAGAGAAGATAGGGGTAAGCCTTATATTGTTTTAGATTATGAGTTGTTTATTAATCTAATTAGTATAATGAAAGAACTTAAGGATGTATAATCCAAAGTTTGATATTGATTTAAAGTTTGGAGAAGTTTACGAAGATGGTTTAAAAAAACTGTTATCGTCTAAAGGAAAAATAGAAGTAAAAACTGAAAGAGATATGTGGATAGAAACAGGAAATATAGCGATTGAAGTTAGATGTCGTGGTAGAAGTTCTGGGTTGTCTGTAACAGAATCCGATTGGTGGTTTCATATTTTATCTGAAAGTGGTAAGGTTAAAGCTATGTTGTGTTTTCCTGTAACAGTTTTAATCT